TCTTGCTTTTCTCTAATCTGTTTCATTTCATCTGCCCAGGCATCTCTAACTTCTTGTGGATATGCATCTTCCTCACGGTCATCCCAAAAAGATCCTATTGTATATCTGATTCCAGACTCAATTAGTGTAACTTCGTGCATATTGTTAAAGCCCCCGTCAAAAGCAGCCAACATTCCCACTTTTGGAGAAATCTCTATATTTTGCTTTGGAAATTTTAATAGTCCTCCAGAAAAATCATCGTTTAAATAAAGAAATGCGGCATATCTACTTCTTGCAAATGGGCCAGTATTTCCATGTTCATCTGTATTGTCTGAGTGTATTCTTGCATATGCCCCTGGCTCCCACTTTTGAGTGTGATACCCAATTTGCACAACAGTTTTTGGATCTATGCTATGTACGGATGCCACAGCCTGAATAAACCCATCTTTAATGCTAGAAAATATATTGCCTGGCAACCCCTCTTCTTCAATTTCTGGATCATCGTCTTGTGGCAAAACTGAAGAATACGACTCATAAAAAGATATTGGCATCCAAGTCATAGTGCCTTTTTCTGCCACCTTATCTAAAAGCTTAATAATTTTAGAACACTCTTCTGATGATATAAAATTTTCATAGATAACAATGTCGTCAGTTAACCTATTCATATTGTTTAAATTTGCCATAAACCACTCTCCAATTAAGATTATACCATAGCCTAAGAATTGCCCTTATGAGATAGTATCGTCCAAAAGAATGGAACTGTATACCTGATTCCAGACTTTATCTCTGTTACACCATGTATATAGTTCATATCTCCTGGGAAGAAGTAGGCAGCTCCCCTTTTAGGTTTAAACTGAATTCCTTGGTTTGGAAAGTATAGCTCTCCCCCCTCATAGTCATCATTAACATAAAAAAGTCCAGCAATGTCATAGTATGGAAAATCATTGGGCTTTCCAGCGTCTGGACCAGTGTGCAATTCTTTATCTGCATGCGGCATTTGAAATTGGCCAGGAAGCCATCTAACCATGGCTGGGCTAGTTGGCAAAGCATCTACACCAAAAAACTTGTCTACTTCAATCTTTAATCTTGCAACCATGCCTTCTATAATTTCAGGTATTTCTGGGTTTGTTTTTTGAATTGTTGGATAAGTCGCTACACGATTAGCCCAATATCCAGAATCATAAATAACCGTTCCATTTTCATTATAGTGAGTTTCAGTTATATCCCAATTTTCATTAGACCTTATGAAATCATTTAATCTAGTTATTTCATATTCAGTCATAAAATCTTCTAATGTTACAATATTTTCTGAGGAAGATCCAAAAAATCCAGACGGAGTTATAGAGACTCTGTCAACCACACTATTATTTGCTAAATTTTCCATAAACAACTCCTATTTCTATTCATATTTTCTTCTCTCCCAGACCTCATTTAAGTATACTCCACCATTTGGAACCCTATATTTTTTGACATTTTCAAAATTCTTTTTCATTATAGTCTCAGATGTACTAATTTCATATTCTGATTCCCAGTCTTCTCTTTTAAATGGAATCATTTGTGCGTATGCAGTTCCTGCTGGTAAGACTCCAGTCCATCCTTCTTGAATAAAAAATGGAAAAGTTCCTGGCAAGTTTACCTTGTCATTATCTACAATACCGCTAGTTGTAAGAAATGGCAAATCATATCTTCCAAATGGTTGAGAATATAATACACTATATCCATCTGGAACTGCTACCGCCCAGTCTGGCCACCAGGCAAAATGCTTTTTATAATATCCTTTTGGATGCTCAAATTGCTGCATTGGTGGTCTTAAATGAACAAAATCATGGTACTTTTGATTAGAAACTCTTACAGAAATTTCATCATTATCATTAAGATAAAACTCAATATCGCATGGGGTTTTATAAGTATACCCAGTTACAAATATATCGTATAAGGCTGGACATGCCTTCCATGTTGGAATTTTTCCTTTATCTGGGCCAATCAAATGCTGTCCATTAGACATTTTTGCATATCTATCTGCATTTTTATACCAATCTGGAAGACTTTTAGAAACTGGTTCTGGGGCAGATGGGTCTTTTTCAGAAAGCCATGGCCTATTTGTTATAAATTTAATTTTTGGCATTATTTGTAACCTTCATAACTATCTTTTTTGCTTCGTGATGTCCAATAGGATCTCCATTGTGATCAATAGCATCCCTATAAAAATGTGTCCACTCCCCTCTTGAATTTTTTTCTTGACTTACAATACCACGATCACGCATTTTATTATTCCACTCATTGTCTTCATATGGTGGCCTGCCATTACGAACTTCTATCTCATGTGATTGAATATCTGCTAATGATACTGGCAAAACTGCTGCTACTGGAGTATTAGCTGGAATTGTTATTTCTATATTTGGTTCTGTTATCATCCAGGCAATTGGCAGATCACTAGCAAGCACAGATGTGCTCAATAGGGTTGTCATACATTGAGCACCCCTGATAAATTGATTTGGCACTGGCATTGTCAAAAGAGTTATATTTTTACCATTTTCTTCAAAAAATGTGATATCTGTGTAAAAGCTAATCGTTCTATTGCCACGATTTGGATGAGCGTATTTAGAACCAGATAATATTTTAACATGATCTCCAGTTGAATCATTTATGCCATCCCAAATAAAAGTTATATCTTCTGGAAATGAAATTCCCCAACCTAGCCTATTAGATAATGATACTGGAAAACAGTGATAGGCATGTCTATCAAACGTAGTGTCCATCCAATCACGATGCAGTGGCAATTGGTCTATTTTTGCCATCTGACCAGAGGTATATACAAAAACTTTAGCCATTAATTCCCAGTCTCCTGATAAAAATCTGGTCTATGATATTTGTCCGAATAATCTAGCATTGTAACTATAGAATACTTTGTCCCACTAGTAACTGGCATAGCTCTATGTGGATACATAAAGTTTGAAGGAAATACAAATAAGTCTCCAGCCTTTGGTTTAATATTTAAGTTTTGGAGCCTAAAAAATAGCTCTCCGCCTTCATAATCATCATTTGGATATGCTACCAAAGAAACTACACAGTTATAAGAAAACCCATTGTCTGAATGCTCTTGAAAGTGCTGTCCTGGACCATACTTTACATAATTCATTGCCTCCCAATATCTAAGCTCTCCAATATTGTGAACCTTGCAATAGTATTTTACTGCTTGCAACTGCCTAAAATAAACCTCATCCCATAGCTGTTGAAGCTTTATAGATGCTTCACTTTTGTCGTGTTGAATGTCAGTCTTTTTATACTTAAAATCATAGCAATCTCTATATTCTGGGATTTTCATTCCATAGCCAACCATTGCTTCTGCATATTTATATTGATTAGAGGGGTCTTGCAAAACTGACTCTAGCCTTTCAATAATGTTCATTGAGGTTGGCAGGACATTCCTAAATAAAAAAATTCCGCTTCCTAGATCATCTATTGATGACCAAGTAATTTCATCAATTTTATAAAAATCTTCTATTCTTTTTTGTAAATCTTCTTGTGCACTCATAATTTTCCTAATAATATATTTTATTCATATCTTCTTGACGGTAGTTAAAGTTTCTTAATCCACCACGATTATTGTAGTCAGTCATAATTACGATAGAATACTTTGTTCCGTTAATCATATCGTTAGATGCATGCTCATAAATATATGTTGATGGGAAAACCATGACATCTCCCCTTTTTGGCTTTAGCTTTAGATTAAACCGTGGAAAGTAAAGCTCTCCGCCTTCATAGTCATCATTAACATATGCCACTACAGATACGGTTGTAACATATGCTGGTCCATGATCAGCATGAATCTTGAAGTGTGTTCCTGGTCCATCATATTTGACAAAATTAAATGCTTCAAAAAAATTTACCCCAACACCCCAATACATTCCATAGTCATCAACGTTTGGCTTTATTGAACGAAAAGCAATTTCGTGCATGTCATATAGGCTTGAATTATGGTTATCTCTTGGCCCAAGATTATTTGAACTTACTTTAAAATCTAAGCACTTTCGAGCCTCTTCAAGAACAGTGTCTGCCTCAGTTACTTTTGCACCCTGCCAAGAATATTTTGTTTGCCCATTAAGGTTATTTTCTAAAGTTTCAATAATATAGTCACAAGTTTTTTCATCGATTGCCTGGTTGTATATATTAATGCCCAATGCTGGATTAGTAACTAAAATTCCAGCCTGTGTAAATCTTTCTGGCATTCTATTTGAATCTGTTTCTGATCTATCTTTTGTTAGCCAATTATTTGTCATAACTAAATTATAGCACAAAGCCCAGAGACGACATCTCTGGGCTTTGTTTTATTATCTTATCTTAGAAGAACTTAGACCCTCCAGCTCCACCTGGGAAGCTTGGGAAGAATGGTGGGAAGAATGGTGGGAAAAATGGTCCAAACGATGGGAAATATGGTGGGAAGAATGGGAAGAATGGGAAGAATGGGAAGAATGGTGGAAAGAATGGGAAGAATGGGAAAAACGGCGGGAAGAATGGCGGGAAGAATGGGAAGAATGGCGGGAAGAAAGGACTAAACGTAGTAACGCTAGATGAATTAGGAGAAAATGCACCGTCTCCATTAGCATTGCTTGCACGAACCTTATATGTCTGAGAAGTTCCACCTTCTTGTGTTACTGTAGCGGATGTAACGTTAGAAGCAACGTTGTTTGACTTATTGTCGCTACTTTCCCAACGGTATCCAGTAATTGCACTTCCACCAGTGTTTGGTGCAGACCAAGAAATAGAGTCTTGATTTATAACAGTTGAAGCAACTGACGGGGCAGCTGGTGCTCCTGGTACTGTAGTAATGGCAACAGTGGTTGAAGAAGAAGCGGCAGATGTTCCAGCATTATTAGTTGCAGTAACGCTAACTGTATAGGTTACTCCACCAACAAGACCTGTTACTGTTAATGGTGATGTAGCTCCGCTAGCAGTCCTGGTTGTTTGACCAGAAGCAGTAGCTGTTACTGTATAAGAAGTAGCTGCTGGAGAATCACCAGGTAAAGAAAAAGTAACTGTGGCAGCACCATCATTAAATGCCCTCCCAGTTCCAACGTTAGTAGCAGATACGCTTGTTGGTGCCTTTGGCTCTAGAAAGTCGTTTGATGCCTGTGACCTTCTACCAGGTCTTTTTCCTACTGCCATGTTCTATTTTCTCCTTAATATTAAGATGCAAGGTCTCCGAATGCTACCCAGGTATTTGCAGCTCTCTTAAAGAGAGTTACAGAAGACCACTGAGCACGGAGGTTTAGGCCTGGTGTTGCATTAACTGTTACGCCAGCAGCACCAGCAATCGATACACCACCAGTATTTGTTCTTAGAACATCTATTGATGTACCAATTGGGAAGTTTGTAGTAGAATCTGCTGGAATTGTAACTGCAACTGCAGAACCACCAGTGTGAGATACTTCAACAAGTCCATCTCTAAGTGAAAGGCCACCAGTAGACAAGTTATATGCTGCAG